TTCTTCCGTGAATCAATGCGTTTGGGTGAAAAAGACCGTCAACAACTTCAATTGTTATTGACTCAAAGTCAAGGAATGGCTCAACCAATCATCACTCAGCTTTACAATGACACCAAAAACCTTGTCGACGGTGTAGAAGCGCAAGCCGAATACATGCGTATGCAGTTGCTTCAGTACGGTAAATTTACTGTTAAATCTACCAACAGTGAAGCTCAGTATACCTATGATTACAACATGGATGCTAAACAACAATACACCGCTGCGAAGAAATGGACTGACCGTACTACATCGGATCCTATCGCTGACATTTTGGCGGCTATGGATGACATGGAAAACCGTACAGGGGTTCGACCTACTCGTATGATTATGAACCGTAACACTTACAACAACATGACTAAGAGTGATTCAATTAAGAAAGCTCTTGCGATTGGCGTTCAAGGGTCATGGGAAAACTTCATGCTATTAGCTGCGGACGCTGAAAAGTTCATCGCTGAGAAGACTCAACTTCAAATTGCAGTGTACTCTAAGAAGATTGCACAATTTGCTGACGCTGACAAATTGCCTGACTCAGGTAACATCCGTCAGTTCAACTTGATCGATGACCACGTCGTTGTCCTTCTTCCACCAGATCCAGTTGGTCACACTTGGTACGGAACTACTCCAGAAGCGTTTGACCTTGCATCAGGTGGAACAGACGCACAGGTTCAAGTCCTTTCAGGTGGACCTACTGTCACTACTTACATGGAAAAACATCCAGTGAACGTGGTGACTGTCGTTTCTGCGGTAATGATCCCATCGTTCGAAGGGATCGACTATGTTGGGGTTATCAAAACCAACGAAGGCTAATTTTAGGAGGTAATTTATGGCTACACTAAAAGCACTGAGTACGTTGATTGTCTCCGGAAGTGTAGTGCATACGGGTTCAGTGTTTCATTGTCCCGATGCGCTTGCTACTTCCCTTGTCGAAAGTGGTTTAGCTTTTGAACTGAAGGAAGCCGAGGGTACGGACGTCACTACCGATAGTTCAGTTTTAGATGACGAGGATGAAGTCGAAAAGATGCGACAAGAGTACGCAGCTATGACAGTACCTCAACTCGCTGAACTGGCGCAGGCTAACGGTATTGACCTAACTGGTCTTACTCGTAAGAGTGAATATATCGACGCCCTAATTGACTACGAACTAGGAGAATAAAATGGCGGAACAAGCGGATATTGACTTGGTTGTGGAGAATATTGGAAACAACAATTCTCCAAACCCTTACCCACAAGAATATATCTCCGCTCTTTTAGACCGTCACAAGTCGGTTGCGTATGTAAGCTATAAATTATGTCTTCTTAAAACGCGAAATGACGTTGTGACTCTTGGACCTATTAGCTTGAAAGGTGACGCAGACTACTGGAAAAACATGGCTCAACTATTCTACGATGAATATAAAGCCGAGCAGCAAGAGCAAGAACTATCTTCAAGCGAAGGGTCTACTATCCTAATGAGAAGGGCGGACGGAACATGACATACGACCTAAATTATGTCAAGGAACAAGTTCGTCGAGCTATTGATGCTGCTCCTACAAAAATTGACGTAACAAGGGACGCATGGGTCAGTGATGGTTACGGCGGTAAAAAACGAGACACTAAAGGAAGTGAAGTTCTAAAAGGTGCTACTTGTTTGTTCGATAACGCCACAGGACCAGACCTATTGTCCAATGCTACGGACGCTGGTAGGATCTTTGCTCAAAATGGAATTCGAATCTTTATTATGTATGACGACGGCGCTGCTATTAAACCTGCGGATACTGTTAAGGTTGTCCAATCAGGGAGACGATATCGCGTCGTCGAAGTACATAACATTTTAGAGCAAAATATTGTAATTGAACTTAAATTAGAGGTGAAGGACTAATGGCGGAACTTGTATGGGATCCTAGCGAGTTTGTTCAGTCCTGCGAACAGTACAGAAGCAAGTTCCTTGTATCTGTTTTATTAGTTTGTGAAATAGCTTCAACTAAGATGGAGGCTTACGCAAAATCGAACGCGATTTGGACTGACCGAACTGGTAACGCTCGTCAAAAACTACGAGGGGAAGCCGCATGGGTCAGTAGGGATCAAATTATGATTGCAGTGTCTCACCATATGAGCTACGGCTTTTGGTTGGAACTAGCGCACGGACGTAAGTACAAGATACTAGAACAGTCTATCGAAGACAATGTCGAAGAACTGTTTAGGGCTCTAAAACGATTAGTAAGCTAGGAGGATGAAATGACAAAACGTACTTCAATGATGGACAGGCTAAAGGAGATACTACCAACTTACCAACTGTCACCTACGCCAATGTTTCCTGGACTTCAGTTCGGTGAAACCGAGGAAGAATTAGACCGTCCAGATGATTACATTGTACTTCGATTCAGTCATCGAATGCCTAGCGCTACAAATCGTCTAGGAAGTTTTGCCTATTGGAAGGTTCAAATCTACGTCCACTCTAATTCAATTATAGGGATAGACGATTACGGTCAAAGAGTTCGAGAACTGATCAAAGAAATGGGTTACGAGGTAACGTATTCGGAGACAGGTGACTACTTTGATACAATGTTATCTCGTTATAGACTAGAAATCGAATATAGAATACCACAAGGAGGAAATCTATAAATGAGTAAGGATATTCTTTACGGAATTAAGTTTGTCGAAATTGAAGAACTTGATCCACTCACTCAACTACCGAAAGTTGGTGGATCTAAGTTTACAGTCGACACCGCTGAAACTGCGGAACTCGAGTCAGTAACCTCGGAAGGTACGGAAGACATCAAGCGCAATGATACTCGTATTCTTGCGATCGTGCGTACTCCAGACCTTTTGTATGGTTATGACCTAACATTCAAGGACAACACGTTTGACCCTGAAATTATGGCATTGATTGAAGGCGGTACCGTTCGAAAAGTGAACGAAGCTATCGCTGGATATGACTCACCAATGCTTGCACAAGGTGCAACAAATATGAAACCATTTAGGATGAATATCTATGTGCCGAACTATGTAGGTGACTCCATCGTCAACTACGTTAAAATCACTTTGAACAACTGTACTGGTAGCGCTCCAGGACTCAACATTGGTAAAGAGTTCTATGCACCAGAGTTCAAAATCAAAGCCCGCGAGGCTACTAAGGCTGGACTTCCTGTTAAGTCCATGGACTACGTTCCTACACTCCCTGCTATCCTTCGCAATGTGAAGTATGATTTAGCTGGTGGTAACGGAACGGCTAATCCTGTCAAAGTAGAAGTAGGTAAAAAGGTAACGCCTAAACCAGCAGATCCAACACGCACAGACGGAAAAGTCTTCAAGGGTTGGAAGATTCAAGGTGAATCCACTATGTGGAACTTCGATACAAGTGTTATGCCTGACCGCGATATTACACTTGTCGCACAATACGCATAATTTTAGAAAGGTACTGCTATGAATAACAACATTATCACCGCTGAACAATTTCGTCAAAAATCGTTCCAAGTCATCCCTCTTCCAGGTTTTGGAAAAGGCGCTGAGCCTATTTATGTTCAAATCCGCTCCGCTGGGGTAATGAACTTGATCGCGAACGGTCGCATCCCTAATACTCTTTTAGGTAAGGTAACTGAACTTTTCGGTGAAACACAAGAAGTCACTAAAGACAACTTGGACATGAAGTCTATTACAGACGACCAAAAACGCAAAGCCTTGGAAAAACTGAACAAAAGTGATTCAGGGATCCAGGACATGGCCGAGCTCTTGCGTGTCTTTGCGGAAGCAGCATTGGTTCAACCTACCTATGCAGAAATTGGGGAGTACATGACGGACGATCAGTTGATGACGATCTTCAGTGCAATGTACGGAGAGGTAGCTTCGGCGGAGTCCTTTCGTTCAAACGAAGGAAATGTCTAATGTCATAGCAGTCGCTACTGAATTTCATATTAGACCTAGTGATGTCGTAGGGCTAACCACAGATATTGGACGTTATTGCTTCGATACTGCGGCCGTAGCCTACATTCGCTACATCGCGGACGATAAGACTCCTAGGTACCCTGGAGACGAGAAAAAGAATCCAGGTTTGCAAATGCTAATGGAGTGACTTTATTTAGTCGCTCCTATTTTTATTGAATAGAAAGGAAGATATATGGATTTTGGATCAATAGCAGCTAAAATGACGCTAGACATTTCAAATTTCACAAGTCAATTGAACTTGGCTCAAAACCAGGCTCAACGACTAGCGGTTGAGTCGTCCAAATCCTTCCAAATCGGTTCAGCGTTGACGGGCATGGGTAAGGTACTATCTACCGCCGTTACGCTACCTCTTTTAGGTATAGCTGCGACTTCCATTAAGGTAGGGAACGAGTTCCAAGCACAGATGTCCCGGGTACAGGCTATCGCAGGGGCAACAGGTGGAGAACTGGACAAGATGAAAGCTCAGGCAATCGAACTCGGTGCTAAGACGGCCTTCAGTGCAAAAGAGGCTGCGCAAGGTATGGAGAACCTCGCTTCAGCTGGTTTCCAAGTGAACGAGATTATGGACGCTATGCCGGGGGTACTCGACCTCGCTGCGGTATCTGGAGGAGATGTAGCAGCAAGTTCTGAGGCGATGGCAAGTTCCCTACGAGCGTTTGGATTAGAAGCCGGACAAGCTGGACACGTCGCGGACGTATTCGCACGAGCTGCCGCAGATACGAACGCTGAGACCGTCGATATGGCCGAAGCGATGAAGTATGTCGCACCGGTTGCTCATTCGATGGGGTTAAGTTTAGAAGAGACCGCAGCGTCTATCGGTATTATGGCCGACGCAGGTATCAAAGGTTCACAAGCAGGTACTACACTTCGCGGAGCCTTGTCTCGTATAGCTAAACCAACTAAGGCTATGGTTAAGTCCATGGATCAGTTAGGAGTATCGTTCTACGACGCAAATGGTAAGATGATCCCACTTCGGGAACAAATTGCTCAACTGAAAACGGCTACCGCCGGGCTAACGCAAGAAGAACGGAACCGACATCTCGTAACCTTGTATGGTCAAAACTCCCTCTCAGGTATGCTTGCGCTATTAGACGCAGGTCCTGAAAAGTTGGATAAAATGACTAACGCCCTAATCAACTCCGATGGAGCCGCAAGGGAAATGGCAGAGACTATGCAAGACAACCTTGCTAGTAAGATTGAACAAATGGGAGGAGCGTTTGAATCCGCAGCGATTGTCATTCAACAAATTTTAGAACCCGCATTGACGAAGGTCGTAGGTGGGATCACTAAACTTATTGAAGCGTTCCTTAATATGTCTCCCGTAGGTCAAAAAATGGTAGTTATTTTCGCCGGAATGGTCGCAGCACTTGGACCTCTATTGCTAATAGCTGGAACAGTGATGACGACAATGGTGAAACTTCGAATAGCTATGCAATTTTTAGGACCTGCGTTTATGGGAACGATGGGAACGATAGCTCTGGTAGTCGCCGCATTCTACGCCTTAGTCGCCGTCTTTATGATAGCATACACTAAGTCCGAGAAGTTTAGGAACTTTATCGATAGCTTAGCGCCTGCTATTAAAAAAGGTCTAGGAGTAGCCATAGAATGGACGGCAGAGAAATTGAAAGTCCTTTGGGAGTGGCTACAGAAAGCCACTGAAAAGGTCAAAGAGTTCGGTTCAGCTATTAGTTCGAAAGTAGCTAATACTTTACAACAGTTCGGTGTCAACTTAGGACAAGCAGGATCCTCAATAGGTTCGTTCATTAGTAGTGGACTTGAACGACTAGGAGGCGCCTTTGGTAAGGTAGGAGGGATTATGTCGATCGCTGCTTCCGTTCTTACTAAGGTAGGACTTGCGTTCTTCGGTATTACAGGTCCTTTAGGTCTCGTCATTAGTCTCGTAGTGTCGTTCCTAACCGCGTGGGCTCGTACAGGGCAACTGAACGCCGATGGAATTACTCAAGTGTTCGATAACTTGACTAGCACTATCCAAGGCGCAGCGGATGCTATCAATCAATACTTACCTATTTTCGTTCAAAAAGGAACCGAAATTTTAGTTAAGTTGATCGAAGGTATAGCTAATGCTATCCCGGGTGTCGTGTCCGTTATTTCGCAGGTAATTGAATCCTTAGTACAGACAATATCGACAGTCTTACCAACAATACTCGCAGCGGGGGTTCAAATCCTAACGGCTCTAATAAACGGTATTGCGCAAGCGTTACCTACAATTATCCAAGCAGCGATCCAAATTATTATGGCGTTATTTAACGGCCTTATTCAAGCGTTACCTACGATTATTAGTGCAGCGATACAAATCATCCAAGCTCTTATTCAAGGACTTATAGAGGCGTTACCTGCTATCATAGAAGCAGCGTTACAAATCATCACAGGACTTGTCCAAGGACTAATCCAAGCGCTACCTATGATTTTAGAAGCAGCGTTACAGATCATTATGGGACTAGTGAACGCTTTGATTGAAAATATCGGCCCTATCCTAGAGGCAGGTGTTCAAATTCTTATGGCGTTGATCCAAGGACTTATTCAAATGATCCCGGAACTTATTGTAGCTGCGATTGAAATCATAACAACGTTATTGACTTCACTCTTGTCGAACTTGCCTCAACTACTTGAAGCGGGTGTTAAATTGCTACTTGCGTTGATACAAGGTTTAATCCAAATGATCCCGCAGCTACTCGCAGGAGCGATTCAAATTATGATGGCTTTACTCAAAGCTATTGTAGACTATGTTCCTAAACTGCTACAAGCAGGGGTTCAACTTCTACAAGCATTGATCCAAGGTATCGCCTCCCTAATAGGGTCACTCGTCTCCACAATCGCCTCTATGATGGGTCAAGTGGTAAGTAAGATCGCAAGCTTCTTAGGACAGATGTTATCTGGAGGAGCGAACTTAATTCGAAATCTTATTAGCGGTATCGGTTCCATGATCGGTTCCGTAGTAGGTAAGATTAGTTCAATGGGTAGCTCCATGATCTCAAGTATCACGGGATTCGCTGGACAAATGGTAAGCGCCGGAGTGAACTTAGTTCAAGGGTTCATCAATGGTATCGGTTCGATGGTAAGCTCGGCCGTAAACGCTGCGGCGAACATGGCTAGCAGTGCATTGAACGCCGTCAAAGGCTTCCTCGGTATCCACTCCCCATCTCGTGTGATGGAAAAAATGGGGGTATATACTGGACAAGGTTTCGTAAACGGTATCGGTAACATGATTAGAACTACACGTGACAAGGCTATCGAAATGGCTGCAACAGTTACGGAAGCTCTAAGCGATGTGAAGATGAACATCCAAGAAAATGGAGTAGTTCAAAAGGTCAAAGACGTTTTCGAACAAATTGTAGACGAGATGCCGGACGAACTTCCAAAACCTGGATTCGGTAAGGTATTAGACGCTATTAGAACGCCAGAAGTAGACCTTTACGGTAACAAGGACAAGGATCCAGATAAACCTCAAGGAGGAGGAGCTTCCGGAGGTAAGGATCACACCACAATCACTATTGGAACTATTGTGGTGCGCAATAATGATGACGTTGACAAACTCTCACGCGGTCTTTATAATAAAAGTAAAGAAACCTTATCAGGGTTTGGTAACATCGTAACACCATAAGGAGGCTAGTATGGCAAACAGACAAACGCTTTTAGCAGACGGCATTGACTTGTCGACTAAAGGAGCGACCGTGCTGGACTATACAGGACTTACCTTGGCAGGATTTAAGGATTCAGGGTTCAAAAACCCAGAGGGGATAGACGGAGTATTAGATTCTCCGTCTACTGCTCTATCCGGCCTAACAGGGAGCGTCACTGTATTGTTCAAAGGCTTATCGGAAAAACAAGTAAACGCAAAATATCGCGAGTTTAAACAGTTCATTCGATCGAAATCATTTTGGCGATTGTCCACTAAGGAAGATCCAGACTTTTACCGCTTCGGTAAGTTTTTAGGTGAAAGTGAGCATGGATCATTGACTGAAGTTCCTGTCTTAGGTGAGGCGACTTTGATTGTCAAAATTGGTATTCAGTTCAAAGATGGATATGAGTACACGAACGCAGTCATTCGAAAACCTTATACCTTTAAGGCCGCTGATGGAGGAGATAAACTTCCTAACCCTGGACGCCCTACTCGCCAAGTTCGATTAGAGTTACGAGCTGCAAATCAACTGAACGGCTACTTCCGTATTGAAGAAAAAAGTTCAGGACAATTTGTGGAGTTCGGGACTAATTCAGTTCTTATGGAAGCTGGTTCAATCGTCATGTTGAACTTAGGAACTTTTGAACTAATCAAAATTAGCGCAAGTCAACAAGCTACAAATATTTTTAGGTACATTAAACGAGGAGCTTTTTTCAAAGTACCTAATGGAGAAGCTACAATTAGGATCCAATATCGCGCAAACGATACGGCTTCATGGACGACGACTTTGCCGGTAACGGTAGAGATGTTCCTAAGTCCATCTTACTATTAGAAAGGAGATTTCATGTTAGATAACGGCCTAATAATGAGTCCTATCCTGGACGATATTGTTTATGTATATGACCAAAACTACAATCTACTTGGCGCCAGCGTGGAAATCTTCAGTAAGATGTACGAAGATGAAATCGTAACCCGCGCAAGAGGTAAGGAAGTATTCACTTTTGAAAGCATTGAAACTTCTTCGATTTACCAACATCTAAAAGTCGAAAATATTATTAGTTTCGGCGGTAGATGGTTCCGTATTAAGTACGCACAAGACGTCGAAGATACTAAAGGACTAACCAAGTTCACTTGCTACGCTCTATGGTACGAACTCGCTGAAGGACTTCCAAGACCTTTGAAGCATGTAGCTACTACCGTCGGCGCCGTAGCGCAGGACATTATCAAGGACGCAGGTAAATGGATTCAAGTAGTATGTCCACCTGACGGAGCAAATAAAAGAGTTCGAAGCATTACGGCTAAAGAGAACTCCATGCTATGGCACCTACGCTATTTAGCAAAGCAATACAATTTAGAGATCACGTTCGGCTATGAAGAACTATTAGAGCAGGAAGTTCGAATAGTTCGAACAGTCGTATTCTTGCAGCCCTACACGGAGTCCAAAGTTGACTTCCCGTTGGTCGTTGAAGAGAATTTGAAATACGTGACGAGACAAGAAGACTCCCGTAACCTTTGTACCGCCTACAAGCTCACAGGTAAAAAGGAGGAAGGAAGTCAGGAACCTTTGACGTTCGCGTCTATCAACAATGGCAGTGACTACCTCATTGACGTCTCGTGGTTTACTGCTCGTCAAATGCGTCCTAGATACATTGCGAAGTCTAAAAGCGATGAACGTTTTAAGATTAAAGAAAATCTAATGAGTGCCGCTAGGGCTTACTTAGATATCTACTGTCGCCCTTTGATTGGGTACGAGGCTTCGGCGGTTTTGTATAAAAAGATCCCTGACCTACATCATACTCAACTAATTGTCGACGACCATTATAGCGTTATCGAGTGGCGCAAGATTTCCTCCCGAAAAATCGACTATGACGACCTATCTCAGTCTGTTTTGACGTTCCAAGACCCAAGACGGGATCTTATGGACTTACTGAACGAGGACGGTGAAGGTGTATTAGCTGGAGAACTCGAAACTGAATCCCATGTCGTTATTAGATACGCAGACGATATCTTAGGTACGAACTTCAACGCTGAATCAGGGAAGTATATCGGGGTCATTTCAACAACTAAGCACCCTAATGAACTTGTCCCTGACGACTTCACTTGGGTCAAATTACAAGGGCCGGAAGGTCCTCAGGGAGAACAAGGAACTCCAGGACGTGACGGAGTGGACGGAGTTGCAGGGAAGAACGGAGTAGGTATAGCTGATACTTCTATTACCTATGCCGTGTCTGTCTCCGGTACGCAAGAGCCTGAAAGTGGTTGGAGTGAACAAGTTCCTGAACTAATTAAAGGACGGTTCTTGTGGACGAAAACCTTTTGGCGATATACTGACGGAACGCACGAGACTGGCTATTCAGTTGCCTATATTGGACAAGACGGTAATACAGGTAAAGACGGTATCGCAGGTAAAGACGGAGTCGGTATAGCTGCTACTGAAATTATGTACGCAAGTTCGAACTCTTCTACTATTGCGCCCGCTGGAGGATGGTCGACGCAAGTCCCTACCGTTCCGCAAGGACATTATCTTTGGACACGGACGACCTGGCGTTATACGGACAAGACTACGGAAACTGGTTATTCAGTATCCCGTAATGGACAGGACGGAGCTAAAGGAGACGCAGGGCGTGACGGTGTACCTGGTAAGAACGGACTTGGACTGAAAAATACTTCAGTGATGTACGGCATTAGTATGAATGATACTGTTCAACCTGGATCTTGGACAAGTCAAGTTCCTGCGCTTATAAAAGGTCAGTACCTATGGACTCGAACAATTTGGACCTACACTGACAACACTAATGAAACAGGTTACCAAAAAACCTATATTCCACGTGACGGAAATAATGGACGTGACGGTATAGCAGGTAAGGACGGAGTTGGGATCAAGTCTACGACAATTACCTATGCAGGTTCTACCTCCGGAACTGTTCCACCTACAACAAACTGGACTTCGAACATTCCAAACGTTCAACCGGGCTTTTTCCTTTGGACGAAAACTGTTTGGACGTACACTGACAACACGAGTGAAACAGGGTATTCGATTTCTAAAATCGGCGAAACAGGTCCAAGAGGTCTACAAGGGTTACAAGGTCCGCAAGGGCTACAAGGTATTCCTGGAGCTACTGGACGAGATGGGCGTTCCCAATATACTCACATAGCGTTCTCCGATAGTCCTAATGGAGAAGGATTTAGTCACACGGATCAGGGTCGAGCTTACATTGGACAGTATCAGGATTTTAACCCTGAACACTCCAAAGATCCTGCGGCTTATCGCTGGACGAAGTGGAAGGGTAATGACGGGGCGCAAGGGATACCCGGGAAGCCGGGCGCTGATGGTAAGACCAATTATTTCCATATAGCTTACGCATCGAGCGCAGACGGATCACGTGAGTTCAGTTTAGAAGACAATAATCAACAATATATGGGTTATTACTCCGATTATACGCAAGCAGATAGCAGGGATCGAACAAAGTACAAATGGTTTGACCGCCTTGCTAATGTTCAAGTCGGTTCACAAAACTTACTTCGAAATACTGCTACACTTCCTATCAAGGACGGCGTAGGTACCACTTGGAGCGTTAGGTCAGAAGGTAACGGAACTGCTGAAGTAGTAACGCTGAACAATTACCCGGTACCTGGGATCCTAAAAGGTATTAGAGTTAAAGACAACACGAACAACGGAAACAAGGATTTAGGTCAAAACGTTAAACTAATCGTCGGTCAACGTTATACCATGTCCTGTTGGGCTCGTGTGAGTCCTACGAGTGATCGACCTAATGTCAACTTGCTAATAAGATCTTGGACAACGAACGACACTAATAGGGTACTTTTTAAGACTATTAGTAACAAGAATTGGGTTAAGTATAGTCTATCCTTTACTGCGGACACGGAAAACAACGGTATTCAGTTTGGTCAAAACGGTCCAGGTAATATCGAAATCTGCGGTATGAAACTAGAACTTGGTAACGTACCAACAGACTGGTCTTTAGCCATGGAAGATATTCAGTCCCAATTAGACGAAAAGGCTAACCAAAAGCTAACTGATCAGCAGTTGCTAGCCTTAACTGAAAAAACTCAGTTACATGACGCAGAGTTGAAAGCTAAAGCTACCATGGAACAACTAAGCAATTTAGAAAAGGCTTACGAAGGTAGGATGAAAGCTAATGAAGAAGCTATTAAAAAATCGGAAGCCGACCTAATCTTAGCTGCAAGTCGAATTGAGGCTACTATCCAAGAGCTTGGCGGTTTACGGGAACTGAAAAAGTTTGTAGACAGTTACATGAGCTCTTCTAATGAAGGTTTGATTATCGGTAAGAACGACGGTAGCTCTACCATTAAGGTATCAAGTGACCGAATTTCTATGTTCTCCGCAGGTAAGGAAGTCATGTACCTTACCCAAGGGGTTATTCACATCGATAACGGGATCTTTACCCAATCCATTCAAGTCGGACGATTTAGAACGGAACAATATTCGTTTAATCCCGACATGAACGTGATTCGGTATGTAGGATAAGGAGAAAGAAATGACAAAATTTATCAACTCGTATGGTCCTCTTCACTTGAACCTTTACGTCGAACAAGTTAGTCAGGACGTAACGAACAACTCCTCGCGAGTTAGTTGGAAGGCTACTGTCGACCGCGATGGAGCTTATCGAACATGGACTTATGGAAATATCAGTAACTTGTCCGTATGGTTAAATGGTTCAAGTGTTCATAGCAGTCACCCTGACTACGACACGTCCGGCGAAGAGGTAACGCTTGCAAGTGGAGAAGTGACAGTTCCTCACAATAGTGACGGGACGAAGACAATGTCCGTCTGGGCTTCGTTTGATCCTAATAACGGCGTTCACGGAAATATCACTATCTCTACTAATTACACTTTGGACAGTATTCCAAGGTCTACACAGATTTCTAGTTTTGAAGGAAATCGAAATCTAGGATCTTTACATACGATTATTTTCAATCGAAAAGTGAACTCTTTTACGCATCAAGTTTGGTACCGAGTTTTCGGTAGCGACTGGATAGATTTAGGTAAGAACCATACTACTAGCGTTTCCTTTACGCCGTCACTTGACTTAGCACGATATCTACCTAAATCTAGTTCTGGGGTTATGGACATCTGTATTCGAACCTATAACGGTACGACGCAAATTGGTAGTGACGTCTATTCAAATGGATGGAGGTTCAATATCCCTGATTCAGTACGTCCTACTTTTTCGGGTATTTCTTTAGTGGACACGACTTCCGCGGTTCGACAGATTTTAACAGGGAACAACTTCCTACAAATCATGTCGAATATTCAAGTCAACTTCAACAATGCTTCCGGCGCTTACGGATCTACTATCCAAGCATTTCACGCTGAACTCGTCGGTAAAAACCAAGCGGTCAACGAGAACGGTGGTAAATTAGGTATGATGAACTTTAATGGTTCCGCTACAGTAAGAGCATGGGTAACGGACACGCGAGGAAAACAATCGAACGTCCAAGATGTATCTATCAACGTTATAGAATACTATGGACCGTCTATCAATTTCTCCGTTCAGCGTACTCGTCAAAATCCTGCCATTATCCAAGCTCTTCGAAATGCTAAGGTCGCACCTATAACCGTAGGTGGTCAGCAGAAAAACATCATGCAAATTACCTTCTCCGTGGCACCTTTGAACACTACTAATTTCACGGAAGATAGAGGTTCAGCGTCAGGGACGTTCACTACTATTTCCCTACTGACTAACTCTTCCGCGAACTTAGCTGGTAACTACGGGCCGGATAAGTCTTACATAGTTAAGGCTAAAATCCAAGATAGGTTCACGTCTACTGAATTTAGTGCTACAGTAGCAACTGAATCAGTAGTGCTACACTACGATAAGGACGGCCGTCTGGGAGTTGGTAAGATTGTAGAACAAGGAACACCTGGCTCTATTGACGCAAGGGGTAACATCTACGCCGGAGGCGATATCTTCGCTCGTGGACAACAAGTTCAACAGTACCGTCTTACTAACCCAGACGGAGCACTGAACGCTGGTCAACATAACGACGTATGGAACAAGCGTGCGACGGAGTTTGCATGGCGAAGTAACAAATACGAGGACAATCCTACGGGAACCCGAGGTGAGTGGGGACTATTTCAAAATTTCTGGTTAGATAGCTGGAAGATGGTTCAATTTTTCACTGCCATGTCCGGGAGAATGTTCCTGCGCACGGCAAATGACCACGGCAGATGGAGACCAGGTAACTGGAAGGAGTTCCTATTTAAACAGGACATGGAGAATTATAGTTGGCAAAAGCTAGTTCTTCAAAGTGGTTGGAACCATCATTCAACTTACGGAGATGCCTTTTACACGAAAACGCTTGACGGAGTTGTTCATTTTAAGGGTAACGTATGGAAAGGTTCAACTGACAAAGAAGCCGTAATCGCACAGCTACCTGAAGGATTTAGACCACGCAGTTCCTTGTACCTACAAGCACTGAATACTGACTACGGAAATGCTATTTTGTGTATCTACACAGACGGAAGATTGGTCGTAAAATCTCAGGTAGATAATAAATGGTTAAATTTAGATAATGTAAGTTTTCGTATTTAATTTGAACTGAAATCATGTTATAATAAGGGATAGAAAGGAGGTGAGACCTATGTTAGAACTTACAAAAACTCGACAATTGGTAGCTGAGTTTTCAGTCGGTCAAGGAACTGAAAAGAAACTCGTTAAGACTACAATTATCAATATCGACGCCAACGCCGTTTCGCAAGTATCCGAGACTATGCATGATGCAGACCTTTACGCTGCACATCGTAGAGAACTTCGAGGCGACGAGCAAAAATTGCGTGAAACTCGGTACACAATCGAAGATGAAATTTTAGCTGAACAGTCTAAGGCTGAAGAAGCTGGAGCCGCTGGATAAGGAGGGTTAGGATATGCCGGATTGGCTAACAGACACGGCCGTCCTAACGACGATTATTACAGCGTGTACGGGATTACTCACTGTCCTTGTCAATAAAATCTTCGAGTGGCACTCTAATAAAGCTAAGAGCATATTAGAGG